AGAAGTAGCCGGTGTAGCCGGAACGAGGAGAACGCTCCCACCAGTCGTTCGCAGAACCATTGACCTTCTTAATGGTGCTGTTGCCAGCGGTGTAATACTCGTATTGCTTACCCTCACCAGCGTAAGAATACTGAGTAGCACCAAAGACTTCGATCTCGGACAGAAGGAACAGCTTGTCGGAAGTGGTTTCCAAACCGGACTGATTGTTGCCCTTGCTGGTCACTTTGTTGACGAACTTCAACACGCTTTTCAGGTCAGAGGAAAGCTGGTTCAGCAGCGTTGCCATTGTGGAGGTACGCATAGTGGAACCACGCCAGCCGTTCACATTGGTGTTGGAGCCGTTCATGGAATAGGTCGTGTTCAAACAATCGACCAACTGGAAGGTGATACCCGCCTTGGTGCGGCTACCGTCTGCGGTGGTCAGCGTATCATGGTCAAAGCCGATGATCTGCGCCGCATAGGTCACGCCGTTGACAGTAATGTTCTTCTTGTCACCGACCTTCCAGTAGTTCGGAGCCTGACCGAACTTGGAAACAGCGGCGATGTTGTCCCAAGAGGTAGCTTCCAGCGTAGCACCAACTACGAAGGGATAGACATACACGATACCGATGACTTCCAGCGTGTAAACCTTGGTTTTCTGAGAACCGTTGTAAGTAAACACGATAGTCCAGTCACCCAGCTCGGTCGGGTACAGAGTGGCATAGCCGGTCGAAGCAACCTTGCCGGTCAGGGTTTTACCGCCCCTGCTCATGGTGACGGTCGAGCCTATATCAGCGATGACACGCACCTCTGCGGGAGAACCCTTCTGGCTCAGAGCATACAGAGCGTCATTCACCGTGGGGTCGCTGCCACTCAGTTCCAGTGCCGACTTGGTGGTGTCGGACAGCAGATTTGCCTTGGTCAATGCGGTGCCGACCACATCACAGCCTGCGGCGTTCAGACCAATGTCGAGGGTGGCGGTTCCGGCGAGAAGCTGTGTGCGCCATTCCTCGAAGGTTGCAGGCATATCGGTAGGAGCCTTGATAGAACGGGACTTACCGTTGCCCTTAATGACAGTATCTTTCATGAAATTTCCTCCTTACTCTCCGCAGTTATACAGACCAACATAAGCGAAAGCGTCCACCGTGCGGTCGATCTTGGAATATAGCTCGGTTTCCACCTCGGTCAGCGTTGTGTCGATGACATACAGGAGATATTCAATGTTGTTTGCCGTGGAAAAAGTGAGATTGTCCAGACTGCTCGGAACCAGCGGTGCGTCCGGGGGAAGCGTGAGCTGCTTTCGGAGAACCGTCAGGTTGTTCAAGTAGGCTTTCACGAGAGATTGGGTGGGCGTATCACCCATCGCCCAATTCGTCTTTGCCGCAACCACCACTGAGGAAGGGTCATACGGAACTTGGTAGATCGGGTCATCAGCGACTCCTTTCTCCGCTCGGTATGCCGCCAACTGTCCGGGGAGAGAAGTCATGCGGTTGGCGATATAGGCTACCGCCTGCCCTACACGGTTCATGTCCCCGTAATTGTAAGCACCCTTCATACCAGCCATGTACTCGGTCTTTTCCTCAGCGGAAAGGCTCGAAAGCCCTTCCGTGAGGATTTTGTTTTTCAGGGTAAAAACCCTGTCTACATCGGCCTGTGTGCGGTCGTAGACGAGATTATCAATAATACTCATATCAGACCTTTCACCTTCAACTTTCCGCTCAGAGAGCCGTTAAATGTGATCTCGTCCACCAAGATCAATGCGTCCATTTCATCGGTATAGAGCGTCTGCAAGCCAATCACATCGCCCACTTCCAACTCAGGATTGCCACGGTACTTTGTCTGATAGGTGTTTCTCATTTGCAGATACTTTTTCACCTGATCGGCAAGAGCGGCGCACATCGTATCGTTGGTGATAAGGGGGTTTTCCTCCTTGTCGATTTCTCCATCGAGAGCCACGGGATAGGAAACGACCACCGAGTTCTCAGACAGAGTTTTGCCGGTAATGACTACGGTTTTAGTGCCGGAGGATAACACCAAATCCGCAGCTCTGGCGTAAATGTTGGAGGATACCAACGAACCGCCAGAAACAGAGATAGAAACCTCTTGTGCAAGACCAGAGAACTCGACATGAAGCTGAGTTTCGGTGGTCGTTCCCTCGAAAAGTTTGGTGGTATCGTTTGCCGCCGTGTACGCATACTTGGCGACAGACACCGCTTTGAGCTGGTCGATTTTTGCGATGGATTGGGAGTCCTTGTCAATCGAGTCAAAATCCAGCGTGAAGTCCGTTTCACGATAGTAGAGCTTGCTCACCCGCATACGGCGGTACGGCAGGCCACCGTCCATCGTGACCTCGATCTTGGTACAGTCAATCGCCGCTTCGCTGTTGACAAACACCTCCGCAGAAGTAATACCCTTCACAGTCTGCGTGTCCAGCAGCTTCGTCCCGGCGTAATACTTCACCTGAATAGAGGTGGGGTACTCGTCCAAGGGGGTATCAAAGCGGAGAGCCAGTACGGGAAGGTCGTGAGAAACATCAAAGGTCTTGGTGAAGGTCGGCTTCGTGGTATAAGTGCCATCTACCGCAGTCATCGCTTCACTGATAAACCCTCGACCGGAGGGGTCGGTGTCTTCGACAATGACCTGATCTCCACCGTCCAGTGTCCAGCGGTTCAATTCCAACGCCGCATAGGTGTTATCGACCTTATTGCCACGGTCAACAGTGTCCCACTCGCTGTACCACAGATGACCGTTATCCGCCCATACGCCGCTGTAAATACCAACCACAGTCACGCCAAAAGGCTTGATGTGAATGATATTGTCATCGTCTGTAAACAGGCGGCAGCGGCAGGCGTGAGCGATCAGTTGCAGACAATTCATGTGCGAGTCAATAGGAAGCGCCGCCGTAGTGAACATCTGCTTCAAGGTTGGGTCAATTACCCACGGGTGCGTACCCTGCGCTGTCAGCGTCAGGTCTGCGTCCAAAAGCACTTCCTCAGCCATGTCGTAGAAGTTTTTGGAACCGAGCTTGCTCTTGTAGAAGGTTCCGGTCAGACTTCCAACCAGACCTGTCCCTGTGAAGGTGGCCTGATTTTTGGCAGCTTTCGGTTTACTGTTCAGCACATACTTGTCCGCTTTCAGCCACTCGACCTTGCCCGTGGGAAGCATATAACCGTATCGGAGAGAAATCGGTGACTTCTTATCCAGATAGGCATAAATACCTTTCGGGTTATCCGGGTCATAATTGTGTTCGTAGTCCAAAAGAACGAACTGCATGGTTTCCTGCGGCAGTCTGCGGGAGAGCGGGTCTACATCGTGAGACTCCTTGATGGAAACAATGTCATCATTTCCAAATTTCTTCTGCACACCGTAGAGAACCTGTTGCAACCGAGGTCGGCGGTACGGAAGGGTGTTCCCCATTGTCAACACGATCTTGTCACAAGAAGCGACCTTCGTATCAATGACCACTTCTGTTCCCTCTACGGGAAGGGTCAGACTTTCCAGTACCGCCCCATTCAGGTAGAAATCAACCGTCACGGTGTCAGGCCATTCCCGATAGCGAGTGTCAAAAGTCAGAGTGATACCGGGGAAGGTATGAGGATTGCTGAAAGCACGAGTCAGCACCGCAGGGGTGGTAAACTTGCCCTCAGCATTACTCATGTGGCTCGAAACAAAGCCGTCATACATCGTCCCGGAAGAAGGAACGATGACCGTATTCCCATCCAGCGCCCACCGGTTCAGCTCCAACGCCGCATAGGACTCCTGATAATCATATCCGTAGTCCAGCGTGTCGAACTCAGAATAGCTCTGCGCCCCGTTGCTGACCCAATTACCGTCTGTTGCCGCTGCCGTGTCCACCTGAGAGAAGGTGATCTCCACAAAGGACTGCTCACGGAGCAAAGACTTCATCGACAGCTTGTAAGCGTTGCTTACCTGTTTCACGGCTACACCTCCTTAGAACGGTTCGCCGCAGTCAATGATGTTGACTTTGCAGTTGATGTAGTCCGCAGGAAGCCCCGTGTTCGGGTCAAGATGGTACGGGGTCGCCGTGCGGTCGCCGGGGTACATCTTTCGGGTTGTCCAGCGGTTGTTCACCATATCAGGATAAGTGACCGTCACAAAGAAGTTCTTGTCAAAAATCTGCAACATGGCAGACCACTGTTCCGCTGTCAAGTAGCCCCAAAAGAGGTTGTTGAGCTTCTGTTGATCTCTGCCGACCTTCTGACCTACCACAACGCCGTTGGCATTTCTGGCGGAGTCTACGATAGTGGCAGACAGCAGCTCTAAGCCCCTGCGGGGCTGAGGAAACTTTGTGCCATTGATTGTAATGAAACTTTGCATTTCCTCAGCCCTCCTTAGTAGGCATTGGCGAACACGCCAGTAGATACTTGCCGACCACGCTTCTCCTTGTAGCGGTCGTAGGAATGACCGATCTCATTGTCGCCAATGACAACGGACATATCCTTTTCCTCCACGACATTCAGCAGAGCGTAGATAGCGGCGATCACGCCGTCATTGGCAACGGATACGCCAGCAGAGATACCTTCAACGATCTGGTCATTGTTGGCAACCGCCGTTCTGCGTCCCATCGCACCGACCATTTCCGCACCCGCTTCACGGGCGATAAAGAGCTGTCCTTCGTTCGGGAAGCCGCCGTCTTCAAAGAACGGAATATGCGGAATATCCACCAATCGAATATCAAACGCCGGAATAAGCGTGATACCCATGACAGACAGGCCATTGAACTGGATGTGGAACATATCATTGATTGCGTCAATGACACCGTTCACAAGTCCAATGATGGAGTTCGCCATCTGTCGCACAAAGCGAGTAATGGGGTTATCGTCCAGCGTCCATGCCGCATACGACAGGGACAGACCCGCCGCCAGTACCGCAAGGCCAAGACCAACACCCGCACCGCTCAGGCACAGCAGGACACCGAGAACGATCAATGCGCCGCTGAGAATACCCGTGATGACCGATACGACTTTCTTAATGGAATTAACCACAAAATCCCAATTCAGGGTAGCAACAGCGCCAAGGCTCAATGCGCCAGCCGCCATCAGGCCAAGACCGAGAGGAAGGGCGACTCCGCTTAGAGCAAGGATAGCGCCGACAGCCAAGAGAGCGCCGCCGACAACGGTGGTAATCATGCTGATCTTCTGCTGAACATTGTCGGAGAGATCATTCCAGTTCGGCATGATAGCCGTACCCATTGTGACCGCACCCGCCGCCAGCAGAGCCAGACCCAACGGGATATTCGCCCCGGAGAACGCCAGTGCCGCACCGATAGCGAGGAACGCCACAGATACGACCGTGGT